ACAACGTCGTGTTATGGTTGCCAGCCTACGTACTGGTATGACTCGTGTTACTAGCAATCTTGGTAACGCCGTTGCTACACTCAAGTATACAACCTAATCTGTTGTTTACAAAGGACAGGGCTGAAAGGCCCTGTCTTTTAAATAGGCTTTAAGGAGCTTATTTAAAAGACAAACGAGGTAAATATGGGACTAAATTTAACAACACGGGCAGACTATAAAACTTATGCCGGAATTAAAAGTACCAATTACGATGCTGAGATTGATGCCCTTATTCCTCGCGTAAGTGATTTTGTAAAGCGTTATTGTAACAGAACTTTTGTAGACTACTTTGTAGCCGCAAAAACTGAAATTTTTGACGGTGGTACCAGCCACTTTATCTTAACGGAACCACCTGTTAATGCAGTTACTAGCGTATCTTATAGCCAAAACTACGGTCAAACGTGGACTTTGCTAACACAGTATGTAGACTGGATTAAACGTGATGATACTGTAGTAAACCTAATTGGTTCAAAATTTCCAGTATACCTACAAGGCTATAAAGTAATTTATACTGCTGGCTATGATGATACACCACAAGACCTAGAAATTGGTATTATGGACTTGATTACCTATTATCGTAAAAACGATATGAGCATACATAGTAATAGTGCTCCAGGTACCAATAAAACTCAAATTGAGTATATTACTAGTAGTCAACTACCTGCGCATATTCGTCGCGTCCTAGACCAATATAGGGCGGACTACACATGAGTGTAGAAGATTTTAAGAATACTATTAAATCACAGGCTTATCGTACTTGGTTTTCAAGAATTGAAGATTCTATTTTAAAACAGTCTGCCGGAGATTTACGTAGTAGCCAAGAGGTAGCAGGAAAAACTAGTTTTTATATTACAGAAAAAACTATTAGAGATATTGCGGAAAAGCTAAGTCAAGGCAGCATTAGTGATCAACAAGTACAACAAATTAAAGGAAAAATTAAAGATTACTTTAACGGAAAACGAGTTAAAGAAATTAGCGAGCCTTATATAGATGGAAAAGGTTTGTATTTTCCTAGAGTTAGTTTTGATACTATTGGTAGAATATTAGAAACAGGCTTTGCAGACGTTAGTAATCCACAGAATAAAAAAGTTAGTGACTTTTTTCAACGTGGTCATGTATACGGTATTGCCACTAAAACCCTAGAACAAAGTATTGAAAAACTTACTAGTAATAAGACGATAGAACCTAAAGCTAAACAGCTGTTGCTAGGTGTACTAAATGATATGTTTGTTAGACTAGAAAAAGAAGATCTAGCTACTAGTAATTTAGGCGAAACAACTGCTAGTCTTTACGCTAAATATAAAAAGCGCAAATATAGTTATTTAGTGGAAATGCAGCTTAAAGTAGACAACCAAAAAGCTGGTAGAGAAGCTGCACCATTAATAAATGCTATTAGAAGGTACTTTGATCCTGATAAAATTCCTGCAAGTGAAAAACTGGGAATTAAGTTTCGTGAACAAGATAAGTTTTTTAAAGCCTTAATTGAAAGTCGAGGATCTCCTAGTTTACTGGACATGATTCAGGCTAGTATTGTAACGGCTTTTGAAGGTAAACCTCAAAAAACTAATGAAAGTTATAGTACTAATATGGTACTGGCTAATCAAAAAGCCATTAAGGTTAATAATAAGCAAGTTTCTGATAAGATTAAAAAAGATAAACAAGCATTAAACAAATTACGAAAAGAAATTGAAGCTATTCCTACTAGACAACCTCAACAATTAGAGGAATCTTTTAACTTAACTAGCTTACAAAATTTGTTAAATGCTCAACTGGTTGAACGCATAAAAGAAAATATGGGCACTGGTAATTGTAAAGATATATTAAACTTACGTACTGGCAGATTTGCTGAAAGTGTTAAATTAGAGCGATTAACCGAAAGTAAAGCCGGTATGATTACTGCATTTTATACTTATATGCGTAATCCTTATGGTACATTTAGTGAAGGCGGTCAACAACAGTCTCCTAGATCTAGAGATCCTAAGTTATTAATAAGCAAATCAATTAGGGAAATTGCTCAGACTAGAGTAGATAATAGATTAAGGGCAGTATTAGTATGAGTAAGAGAACATCTATTATAAAAGCCCTTACTGAAAAACTTAACCTGATTAATGGCACAACTCCTTATCAGGTTAACCTATTTCAAAATGCCTATGCCAAGTTAAAATTCTGGGATGAAGTAGAGGATTTTCCTGCAGTTTACTTAACTCCAGGCACTGAAATGCGCGAGTATCATCCAGGAGGATTTGCTTGGGGATATTTAAATATTTGTGTAAAAGTTTATTGTCATGGCGAGTCTAGTAGTGAACAACTAGAAAAACTTTTAGAAGATGTAGAAACTTGTGTAGATGCAAATCGTCAAGTAGTCTATGATTCCGTAAAGGGTTATTCCACAACTGAAATATTAGTTCAGTCAATTACCACTGACGAGGGTCTCCTTGCTCCTTATGCAGTAGGTGAGATTAACTTGCAAGTCCGATACCAGGTCATGTAAGCAACCATGCTGGCGTACTAAAAACAGATAAATGTCTAGTTTATGTACTAAAGCATTAACAAAAAGGAAATAAAAATGGCATTTAATCTAATTCGTAACGCCAGAGTATTTTTTACTAGAAAAGTAGATACTTATGGCGTTGTAACAACCGGCGTAGGTACTGGAATTGACTTTAGTACTGCCGAGACTTTTGAAATTCAAGTTCTAGACGGGCTAGCTTTTAGTCAAAATACTACTACAGAAACAGTTACACTTAATGAAGCAGGTACTACACCTAATCGTGGTCAGCGTAACTTTAACACAGCACTAGAGCCGGTAGATTTTAGCTTTAGTACGTACATTCGCCCAGCTGATAGTCAAACTGCAGTTGGTACTACTATTGCAGACGCTGAAGAAAAAATTCTGTGGAATGCAATGTTTGGTTATGGAGATATTGGTGCTACAGGAGCAGCCTGGACTGCTGCTAGTAGTGGTACTAGTAGTTCTGGCCCAGCAGTTGTTTCACTTGCTCAATCTGGTAGAAATCAGTTATTGCCTTTTGGTATGATTATCTGTATGGATGATGCAACCTTTGTGATTGATAACTGCGTTATGGATTCAGCCACAATGGATTTTGGCCTAGATACAATTGCCACAATTCAGTGGGCAGGTAAAGCCAGCGCAATTCGTCAGTTTGATAAAACTACACTAATAGACTCAGCAACTAAAGTAACAGCTAGTGCTGCTGGTAGTAGTAACACTATCTTTATTGGTGAATCAAGTGTAAAAAATACAAAAGCTGCTTATTTAGCTAACAAACTAAGTAGCTTAACACTATTTGAAGATATTAGTGGTAGTACTACTAGCTACAGTATTGCATTAACTGGTGGTTCACTTACACTAGCAAACAATGTAACCTATTTAACACCTAGTAACTTGGGTGTTGTTAATAAGCCTATTACATACTTTACTGGAACACGTGCTATTACTGGTTCAATTAATGCTTATTTGCGTACTGGTACTGGTAGTGCTACTGCACTTTTAAATAGTATTCTAACAAAGAGCATTACTGATGTTAATCCAGCATTTAATGTTAAATTAAGCATTGGTGGTAGTCCTACAACACTTACTCGTGTTGATCTAGTAATGCCAGCTTGTGTGTTACAAGTTCCAACAGTAGCAACTGAACAAGTTATTAGTACAACTATTGGCTTTACAGCTCAAGGTTATACAGGTAGCGCGTTTGATATTGGTTCTAATAACGAAATTGAAATTAGATATTACGTTGCTGACGCAGTAATTTAATTAAATAGTAAAATAAACGCCGGGCACTAGTGCCCGGCACTTTTAAAAATAACAGGTACTTATGTCAACATTTTCCTTAAAAACCCTACTAGTTCCTTCAAAGCCGCTTGAAGTTGAGTATCCCGGAATGCCTGATTTTAAAATTCAGATTGCATTTTTATCTCGTGAAACTCTGCAAACAATTCGCAAAAAATCAACAAAAACTGTATTTAAAAATCGTCAACCTATTGAAGAAATGAATGACGATCTTTTCCTAGAATTATATGTCAAGGCCAGCATTAAAGGTTGGACTGGATTTAAACTTAAGTACTTAGAACAACTAGCACCTGTAGATCTTACTGGTCAAGATGCAGACGCAGAACTTGAGTATAACGAAGAAAATGCACTACAATTAATGAAAAGTTCCAGCAACTTTGATGCATTTATCAGCGAACAAGTAACAGACTTGGGAAACTTTTCTACGAGCAAGTAAATAGTATAAATAGTAGTCTTAGTGTTTATTATCAAAATGCTGAAGTTAGTATGACTAAGGATAAGTATTTTGAAATGTGTGAAATGATGGGTTCTGAACCTGTTGATTCCGAAATACCTATTGAAATAGAAGATTTTCCAGAATTAGTAATACAGTGTTTTTTAATTTATAGAATACTGCCCGATATATGGGATACTATGAATGGTAACTATCTAGGTAAAGACTACAGTTTAATATTTAATTTATTTAAGTTATATAACTTAGATGAGCCAGAACACTTGCTTGCAATTGGCTTCTTACAAGAAATGGATACTTGTAGAGGCAAAATTATTAGTGAAAAAATAAAAGCAAAAATAGACAAAAAGCCCTAGCAGATTTTCTGCTGGGGCTTTTTTATTGCTGTAAATTTTATAGTTGACAAGTTGTTGCCCTTGTGTTATAATCGTGTTTAAAGTAAAACTGCCTTAAAAATTTTAAAAGCAGTAAAAGTTGCTATTAGGAGATATAATGGCTACAGAGAATACTACAAACCATATTGTTAATGTTACTGATGAAGGTACTACCGACAAAGTAATTAAAAAAATTGGTACATTACTTAGCAAAGTAGAAGCTGTTCAAGCAGCTGCTAGTAAAATTAATATGGGCTCTACTGCTCAAGCTACAACACAAACATCTACATCTAAGGGATACTCTGCAGCTTCTGCAGCTATGTCTAGTAGTGGAACTGCAGGTAGCCGTGCTGCTGCACAAACAGCAAAACCTAGTGGCATGGAAACACAGCAGTATAATGCTCTTCGCGGAACTGCCGGAGTAACTGGCGCCAGTGCTAGAGACTTTGCTAAACAATCAGAAGGTATGGGCGGATTAGTTCGTCTGTATGCTACCTATGCCGCTAACTTATATGCTGCAACGGCTGCATTTAATGCACTAAAATCTGCGCAAGATACCACAAACATGGTTCGTGGTTTAGAACAGCTGGGAGCAGTAAGTGGAGTTGCTCTAGGTGCGGTAAGTAAACGTTTAACAGAAGTAACACAGGGTGCACTTAATTTTCGTGAAAGTATGAAAGTAACGGCACAAGTTACTAGTGCTGGTTTTGGTTCTATGCAAGTAGAAGCTATTGGTAAAGCTGGTACTAAAATTGCGCAAGCACTTGGCTTAGATGCTGCTGATGCAATTACTAGGTTGACTCGAGCTGTTACTAAACTAGAGCCAGAATTACTTGATGAATTGGGAATATTCTTAAAAATTGATGATGTTGTACAAAAGTATGCACTAAGTGTAGGTAAAACTACGGGTCAAGTTACTGAGTTTGAACGTCGTCAAGCGTTTTTAAATGCAGCTTTAGATCAAAGTAATACTAAGTTTGGTGAAATTCAACTAGACGTAAATCCCTACAATCAACTAGCGGCTTCGTTAGCTAACGTAGGTCAAAAAATCGCTGAAGTACTTAATACTGTTATTGGGCCTTTTGTATCACTATTAGCAAGCAGCCCTACTGCACTTTATACAGCTGTAGCAACACTTGCCGCACTTTTAATTAGACAAGCAGTACCGGCTATAACTGATTTTAGAGAAGGTCTTAGACGTTCAACAGAAGAAGCTGCTTATTATAATAATAAAAGAAAAAACGATGCTATTGCAGCTGAAACTGCTCGTGCTAAAGAAATTGAAGATAAAGTTACTAAAAGCGCGGATAAGCAGCTTAAAATAGTTGAAGATGCAGAAGCAAAAATGAATGCACTTAAAGACCCAGCTAAAAAGAAAGGCGGGTTACTTGGAAAAGTTGCAAAAGCAGATGCTCAAGAAATTGAAGAAAAAGGATATATTCAAAAACTAAAAGATAAAGCTGATGCAGAAGAAAAGAAAGGCAGAACTGCTTCTGCACAATATCATAGAGAATATGCCGAAGCTTTAGATGGTCATGTTAAGGCTGAAAAAGAATTAGAAGCAGTAAAGGCAAAAGCAAGAGCTGATGCAGAAAAAGATCCTGGGCTAGCAAGTACTCGTGGTCAAGCAATAAAAGCTGCATTAGATTCAGAAAGAAACTTAGTTAAAAGTAATATTATTGCTAATGCAGGATATGCTGGTAGTATTGATACTTTAGGCAATTCATTTAGTGGTTTAAATAAAGAAATTAAAGAATCTAATCTTACTCCTCTAGGAAAAGCTAATACATATGTACAAGGTACTTTTGCTATTTTAACTGGAAAAATTAGTACTGCAGTTAATGCATTTGGTGCTTGGGGAATGGCCGTAGGTATAGGTATACAAGTTGCTGGACTATTAAACGACGTGTTTAGCAGTAATTCAGAAGAAACTAGTAAGTTTAATCAAGCACTAGATCAATTAAAAGCCACTACTAAAAATACTACTGGCGTGCTAGAGCGCTTTAGCGAGTTAGATCCGCTAGGTAAATTAACAGTTCAATCTACTTTAGCTCGTGCTACTGCTATTAACGAACTTAGTCAAGCATTAACTAAAACTATTGACACACTTTTAGCTGTAGATAAAGCTGCAGGTGCTTGGGATAGATTTTGGGATGGGGCTTTTTCAGTTGTTGGCGCAGACTTAAAAAGTACTAGTGCTAGACAAATAGGCGTTACAATTGCAGATATTATTGCAAGTGCTGACGAAGGTCCTGCAAAAGAAGCCTATAAACAAAAAGTTAAAGAAATTTTTGGCTCAACTAATGCTGCTGATATAATTGCAATTGCAGAAATGCGTGGGCCAGAACGATATAAAAAATCACTTAAAGAAGGTAAAAAAGCTACTGAGGAGCTTAGTAAATCACAGCAAGAAGCTGCTAGTAGGCTAAAAGAAGTAGAAGATGCTTTTGCTGCAACTGATAAAGCGTACAAAGAATTATCACAATCTGTATCACAATCTACTCCACTTACTAAATTTGCTGAACAACTACAAGCAAGCGGTAAAAAACTGCAAGATGAACTACTTAGTCCAGAAATGACTATTAAAACCTTAGTAGGACTATTAAATAATCCTAGTAAGGGTGGATTTTTATCCATGGAATCTTATAAGTTACTACAAGATTCTGCAAAAGAAATTAGACAAGTATTTGCAGACATAGATGCCGCGCAGAAAAAGATTACAGCTAATGAGACTAAATTAGCCGATCCAAATTTTGGAGATCTTAAGGAAAGGACTAGATTAACTAACGAAAATAAAGGCTTAACAGATAAAATCAATAAACTTCAAGATAGTGCTAAAACAATTGCAGAACCTATTGTAAGAGCCCTAGCCTTAGAAAGATTTGAACAAGCAGGAAAAGTTTTAGCTGCTGAAACTACTGCGTCCTTAGCACGTGCAAGTGTAGCAATTGGAAAATCTTATAGTAGTTTGTTTACTGGTCCTCGTGCAGCACAGCTAGAAACTAATTTAGCTAAAGAAGAATTAGCTGTAAGAATAAGCAATCTTGAAGCAACTAAAAATCTTATACAATCTAATCAACTTTTAAGAGTAGCTATAGAAAGAGACACTGCACAAAAAGTTCTTGATAATCCTAGCTCTACTAAATCACAAAGAGATACAGCAACAAGAACAATTGATGAAGCTGATATTAAAACTCGAATTTTAAAAGCTGAAAATCCAAGAAAACTACAACAAGCTTTTATTGAAGGTAACACAAGAGCAGGTGTAGATGCAGCTTTAGCTATTGAAAGTGAAGTAAAAGCTTTAACTGAGGCAAGTAATCAACTTAATGAGGCTAGAGCCAATTTTAAAGCTACAACTATTCAAGGAGCTATTAATATAGCAAGAGCTGCAGGCGTAGAAAAAGCAAATCAAATACGTCAAGAAGCTGAAATTACTAAAGAAAGATTAAAACAGCTTGATAGTCAAGTAGCTTTAAATGGTTTTATGACCGACGAACAACTGGCTACTAAACAAACTCTACAAGATGAAATTCAAGGAAATGAAGCCAGAGCACAGAGACTGGGTCTAGAAACTGAGATTGATATTTTAGGAAAACAACAAGTACGTAAACAAGATGAAAAGCTGAAAATTGAAGAACTAGCTAAGAAAAATACAGAATTAAAACTTGTAAAAGATTTACAAAGCTCTCAAGTAGCTTCTCAAGATATTAAACAAAAACAAGATAGTTTAGATCTTGAACTTCAAAAACTTGATAGAATATACAGAATAGAGTCGGCAAATAGAGCCGAAGAGCAAAAAGCTCTAGAATTTCGTATTCAAATGGTAAATCGTCAACTAGCACTAGAAGAAGAAATATTAACTGCCAGACAAAATCTTGGCGTAATTGATGAAACAAGTTTTATTGCTCAAAAGAGTATATTGGATATTAAAAAGCTTGATGCTCAATTAAACAATGAAATAGCTCTTGCTAATGCTAAAAACACAGAAGAATATGCTGCGCAACAAAAAATTATTGATGATAATACTAAAAAGTACGAAGCAAGCGGTGAAACAAATGAAGAGTTTGCAGCAAACATAACTCGTGCAACTAATGCTCAAACACGTTTACGTGGAGAATTAAGCCAAACAACATCTCAGCTTCAACAAGAAAATACAGTTAGAAAAAATATTGTTATTCAAGCAGCAGAGCTTGCAAAATTTGAAGCAAACACTGCCAGAACTGCTAGAATTAAAAATATTGAAATAGACATGGAGTATAATAAACTTAAGTTAACAAGCGATCTTGCTCAATCTAAATTAGATGTTGATACTAGTGCACTTGAGCTTAAAAAAGCAAGTTTACTTATTACTGAAAGAGAATATATCTTAGAAAAGGGTATTCAAGACATTAGAAAAATAGATTTAGACACAACTTCTAAAGCTGATGCAGCTAGAGCTGATGCAGATAGACAGCGCGCTAAGTTTACCAAAGAATTAGAAGATGCTCAAAATCGCCTACGTTTAGCCAAAGAGGATGATGCAAAACAAGCAGCTAAAGAGTTAGCTCAACGAACAAAAGAATGGGAAGCTGCACAAGGTATAGATTTTACAAGAACACTTCCGCCAACAGTAGTAGCAGGACCTTCACGAGCAACACAAGAGTTAGAATTAACTGTAGAAAAACTTACACAAGAGTCTCAAGAAGTTGATATTAGATTAAACAATACTCTTACTACTATTGAAAAAATAGCTAAGCAAGATAAGTTGCGCGTACAATATGCGGCTGAACTTCAGGCTTTTATTGAAGAACAAAACAGGCTATACAAAGTTCAACAAGATTTACGTGATCTAGAATTTGCACGATTAGACAGAGCTATAGCTACGGAACAATCTCGATTGAATATTCAGAGTATGCTGTTAGAAGGCAGAAAGAATCTAGGTTTTATACTTGACAAAGAATATCAAAGTCAAAAAGCTACTGTTGATTTGCAAAAAGCTCAAATGGATGGAGCAGCAGAAAGAAATAGATTAAGTAAAGAATCAGCAGATAGAGCAGCAACTACCTTAAAAGATATTGCTGAAGCTGAAAAACGACTAGATATTGCTAACAAAGCAGCAGCAGCCTCAGCACCTCCTACTAGTAGTGTACTTTTTATGGGTACACAAACTACTTTAGGCGGTCCTGATAGTGTAGCTAAAACCACTGGTCAGATGCAAAGTGAAGCTGATTTAGAACGTTTAAAGCAAAGACAGGAAGAAGAAAAATTAGCAGCAGACGCAAAATTAGTTGCACTTACTCGTGAACAAAGTATACGCGAATACTTAATACAACTGCAAGGTGAACAGAATATACTACAAGCTAAGCAAACAGAGGAAATGCAAAAAGCTAATAAAGCAACTGAATTATTTAGTAGTTTATTTGCTAATATGAAAGGCAACACTCCACAGATTGCTAAAGCTATTGGTGATATAGGTAGCGCTATCTTGACTAATAGTCATGAACAAGAAAAACTAAACAAACAACGCCACGCAGAAGTTGCTATAGCTGAAATGAGCTCTAACAATGAGGAAGAGTTTGCAGCTAAGTCTCAACAAATTCATAAAAAATATGCCAAAGAACAAACAAAACTAGATATAGACACTGCAATGAAAAGTGCTGGTGCTGCTAAAATGATGTTTAAGGAAAAAACAGCTGCTTATAAAGTGTTTGCTGCTTTTGAAAAAGCAATGATGGTAGTTAAATTAGCCACTTTAGCCGCAGAAGTTGCTGGAGAACTTGGTCTTACTGCAGTAAGTGTTAGTGCTAGTGCTACTCGTGCTGGTGCTAAAGGTACTGAATCAATTGTTAATGCAATGAAAGATTTACCAACTCCATTTAATTTTCTTGCTGGTGCGGCTATGGCTGCTATAGTAGCTTCACTACTAGGTAGTGCATTTAGTAAAAAACCAACTGGTTTTGGCGGTGTTACTGCAGCTCAGCGTCAAGAAACCCAAGGCACTGCAATGGGCTATAATGCTCAAACTGGTGAAAAAATACAAGTTCGTCGTGGTGTTTTTGGTGACGAAAATGCAAAAAGCGAATCAATTTCAAAATCACTTGATCTAATTGCTGCTAATAGCGTAGATGGTTTAAACTACGATAATAAAATGCTTAATGCCCTAAAAGATTTAAAAGATGCATTAACAGAATCTGCTCAAGCACTTTTTGGTGTTAAAGGATTACGTGCTGGTAGTATGTTTGGTACTCAAGAAGGTACTAATACTAATGGTGGTTTTTTAGGAATTGGTGGATTATTTAGCAGTTCAACAACTCGTAGCATAGTGGACAGCGGATTACAATTAAAAGGTACTTTTTTAGAGCTTGCTAGAACTGGTGGTGGTTTGATTAATACTTTTGAAGTAGTAAGTACGACTACTAAAAATAGTGGATTTTTAGGTCTAGGCGGTAGTACTAAAACTAGTCAGTCAACAAACTTTAGAGATTTAGGTATTACAGACCCTAAAGCTGAAGCATCTTTACGCGCTGCTTTTGGTTATGCTGCTGACTTAATATCTAGTGTTGGTGAACAGGCCGGCAAACTTCCACAAGAAATTGAAATGGCTATGAGTAATGCCAAAATAGACGAATTAGTTTCATTACGTGGTTTAACTGGTGAAGACTTTATTAAACAACTAGAAGCCGTAGTAGGTTCAGTACTAGACGATACTGCCCTAGTACTATTTAGTGAGTTTGAAAAATTTGCTAAGTTTGGCGAAGGTATGTTGGAAACTGTGGTTCGTGTAGTAGATACCAATACCAAAGTTAATCAAGCCATTAAAAATATTGGTACTAGTGTTGCTGGTCAACTTACAGAAACTTTTACTAAATCATTTTTTGGATGGACATATAGCACTCAAACTGTTACCAGTACCTACAGTAAACTAACTAATGATATAACTGAAGCACTAGTAAAAGCTGCCGGTGGTTTAGATAAATTTTTAGACAAAGTAGAAGGTTTTAGATCAAACTTCTTAACTGAAGAACAACGTCTAGCACCTATTGCTCAAGCGTATCGTAAAGGTTTAACTGACCTAGGCTATAGCGCAGATATTAGTCGTGATCAACTTAAAGATTTAATTCAAAACTTTGACTTATTTGACCCTGCTGCTGGGCGTGCTGGTAAAAGTGCAGAACAAACTTATGTAGCACTACTTGATATTGCAGATGGTTTTGATAAAGTAGCTGATGCTGCTGAAGCTGCTGCTAAAAAGGTCAGCGATGAGCGTGAAGGACTACAACGTAAACTAGATGAATTATTACTGTCTAATACACAGCTACGTGAATTAGACATTCAAAAGCTAGATGCTAGTAATCGCGCATTGCAACGGCAAATTTGGGCACAGCAAGATGTACAAACCGCAGCTAAAGCACTACAAACTAGATTAAGTGATGTTACTAAAACTATTAATGGTCAAATTACTAGTTTAACAGATTATCGTCAATCATTAATGGTTGGTGATAAATCTACACTTACACAAATTGAGCAGTATCAACAAGCTAAACAAAACCTAACAGAATTATTTAGAACAGCTA